TTGTAACAAATAATGACTACACAAAGAGCGTACAAGATAATGTAGAAAAAGCACAAGAGTTAGCAAAACCTTATGCTGAAGCATATCAAAATACAGTAAAAGCTTTCTTTCCAAATTTAAAGAAAGATAAGTAATATGTTTCCATATAACCCTTGCGAAAACAAATGGTTATCTGATATTAAAAAAGGTGGTCAAGTTGATAAGAAACCTGGCCATCTTTTATCAGGTCAATCTTTTATAGATTATCTAAAGCATAAACTGAATATAAATAATAACATTGATTTTGGATTTGGCTACACAGAACAACACGACATATTAGTTAGAAAAGACGAAATATAATTATGATAAAAACAATTATTGTTACTACTATATTAATACTATTAGCATTAGCAATTATAGGTGTTATACGTTCCGATAATACACAATTTACATTGTTAAAAGCATCACCAGAGATTGATCGTAAAGAAAAGATAGCATTTAAGTTTATGTTAATAATGATAATACTTTTTGTATTATTGTTCATTACTTCTTGGTTCTAAGAATTTACTTGACATTCCTGATAATATATGATATAATTATATTATGAACTCAAAAGAATTTTCTTTACAAATAGAAAAGATAGTACAAGAAAGAAAAGGTATATCTCACATGGATGCTGTGTTGAGATATTGCGAACAAAACGACATTGATCCATCAACAGTTTCTCCTCTATTAACAAAAGCATTAAAAGATAAGATAACTATTGAAGCACAAAACCTAAACTATATTCCGAAAACAGGCCAGTTGCCAGTGTAATATGTATGGTGGGTTTGAAGTATTTAAAATATATCTGGCAGTTAAACTTCACTTCACCACAGATAGTTATGACTACCATAAATATGAAGGAAAGGTTAATTGTAAGTTAGAAACCTTTACTAAAAGAAATGATAGATATTTTTTTCACAAACTTAGCACCAGATACAATCAAGATGATATACTGGGCTTTTTTGTTTCTAATTTTCTTACTGATAGTAACAAGTGGGTAAAAAGTTTAACTGAACAAGATGGTAAAGATGTTTATACAGATTGGAAAAAACGTAACGAATCTTTTGACTATTATTTTAGAAGTGATTGTGTATCTATTTTCAATGACTTTAATAATAAGCATCTTTCTTTTGATGATGGTTTTAACTCTTTTGGTGGACAGCATCCTAGATTTTTTCAATTGGTTTTATCAAAAAAGATATCCTACGAGACTGCTGTTGTTTTTAATAAAATTATATCATACTCTAAACGTTGGGATAAAGAAATTAAAGAACAAGTAGTCTGGCCAATACATTCCAAAAGATTAGAAAAATATACACAGTTTGTTAAGTATAATCCAACAACTGTAAAATTAATAATGAAAGAAGTATTTGTAAAATGAATAAATTAAAATGGGTAGCAGCATCATTTAATATTACAGCTTCTTTAATACAATCAACAGCAATTATTACCGTACAATGGATTGCTTGGGTATTTTTAATATTGTCCGTATTTTTATGGGGGCATGTTGCTTTAAAAGAAAAAGATTATGCTAGATTAACACAACAAATAGTTTTTGTTATTATAGCTAGTATAGCATTGTACAATTGGCTTCAACATAAATGAGTAATGTATTTCTAATAGGTAATGGAGAAAGCAGAAAAGGTTTTGACCTTAATATATTAAAACCTTTTGGAAGAATATATGGTTGTAATGCTATCTATAGAGAATTTACACCAGATGTATTGGTATCAGTTGATCATGGTATAATGCACGAGATATATCATAGTGGTTATTGTTATAAGAATGAAACTTGGTTTAGAGACTGGACTAGATGTCCAGATTTTATGTATGAAAGTTTAGTTTATGCTGGCCTATCTAAAGTTGATATAGATGAATTGAAAAAATGGCATGTTAAGAATGAAAATACAAAGACTGATGAAAAAGAATTTGTAATGCACGGTTCCAATCTATCAGGTATAGTTAAGATATTACATAGAGATAAAAATAAGGTAGAAGAAAAAAACATTAATTCAAATCAATTGGCCATCAGTTGGGTAAAAGATAATGACAAGGCAAACAATATAAACGACATAATGCCTAATAATATAGATTTAGGCTGGGCAGCAGGTCCAACATCAGGTTATATATCAGTTGTAAAAGAATCACCAACAAAAGTATTTTTGATAGGCCATGATTTGAATAGTACTAATAACTTTGTAAATAATATGTACAAAGATAGTAAACATTATGTTATATCAGAACATAGTCCTACTCCTAGTATTAATTGGATAATACAATGGAAAACATTGTTTGAGAAACACCAAAATATTACTTTTTATAAAATTAATAAAGAGATCAATGGTAATGACAGTGTTAACATGCCTATTAATGAATGGCACCAGATTAACAACTTGAAGTATATTGATTATAATGAGCTTGACAAACTGTTAAAATAATGATATATTGGTTATAATATGATAAGAATATTATTAGGTATAGATAAAGAAGTTTGGAATATGTTTGTTTCTAATTATAAAAGACAAGGAAAGTCTTTATTTGTGAAGTTTAAAGAGATGGTTCACAATGACGTTAGAACAAATAAGTATAGATAAACTATTATAAATACTTTAGTACGCTTATACAGTACATATACAAATACAATAATACGGAGAAAATACAATGGACTTTAATACATTAAAAACAAGCCACTCTAACTTTGATAAACTTACCAAAGCATTAGAAGCTAACCTCAATCCTGAGGATATTAATAAACAATCAAAAGACAAATACACTGATGACAGAATATGGAAACCTGAACTAGATAAAACTGGTAGTGGTTATGCCGTTATTCGTTTCTTACCCGCTTCTGAAAAAGAAGAAATGCCATGGGTAAGAGTTTGGTCTCATGCCTTCCAAGATAAAGGTGGTTGGTATATTGAGAACTCATTAACAACTCTTAATCAAAAAGATCCTGTTAGTGAAGAAAACACTAGACTATGGAATTCAGGTGTTGAATCTGATAAAGAGATAGCAAGAAAAAGAAAAAGAAAATTATCTTACTTCTCTAACATATTAGTTGTTAGTGATCCTGCTCATCCAACAAACGAGGGTAAAGTATTCATATTCAAATTCGGTAAAAAGATATTTGATAAGATTACAGAAGCAATGCAACCAGCATTTGAAGATGAACAACCAATTAACCCATTTGATTTTTGGAAAGGTGCGAACTTTAAACTGAAAATCAGAAAAGTAGATGGTTATTGGAACTATGACAAGTCTGAATTTGAGCCTGTTAAGGCAATTGCTGATAATGACGAAAGTATTAAAGCAATTTGGTCTAAACAGTACCCTCTAACACCTTTCTTGGCCCCTAGTAATTTCAAGACCTATGATGAACTCAAAGAGAAACTGAATAGGGTAATTACGGGAACTAGAAATACCTCAACTGTTGAAAGCGCTGAACTCCCTCCAGTAAAGTCTAACGGTGCGGTAAAAAGTAATGGTAAAACTACTACAGCTGCTAGTGATGATGACGACACGTTGTCTTACTTTAGTAAATTGGCAGATGATGAGTAGAATCTCTCTCTACTAATACTTTAAAGGCCATCAGTAATGGTGGCCTTTTTAAATCAATATAGTATTTAAATTCTTATAAGTACGATCAAAATTAGAAATCTCAGGAGTAATAACATTAGTAGAACTTTGATTAATGTTTGATATATTATTTCTTGGTGCTATCACATTATTAACATTAGATTTTTCTTTTGGAGAAATAAATTCCCTATTCATATCAGTAAATTGATCAGCATTAGGTAAAGACGTTTTTTGTAGGGGAATACCATCTCTCATAGGTTTAATTTTTTGACTATCATCAACAGAAGGATTTAATATATTATTATCCATTGATTTTTTATCTTCAATAATAGCTTTTCTTCTTTCAATATCTGATATTAAACTATTTGTTAATTTTCTTTTACCATATCCTAAAGCAAGTCCACCAGCAATAGCAGCTCCAGTGCCTAAAGCTGCAGGTGTTGTTAATAATCTTGCTGCGCTACCTAAAAGACTTCCACCTGAACCTCCACCTCCCATAAATTTCATACCTTTTAAAAATGTACTTATACCACCAGTAAAGCTATTAGATAATGATTTAACACTATTACCTATAAAATTAAATGATTTGTTTAAAGGTGTTATACCTTTTGTCAAAGAAGATATTTCTCCTCCTAATCCTTTAAAACTTGAAAACATTTCTTTAGGAAAAGATAAAGTATCAACAAAAGATTGTTTCATATCTCTAAACATTGTACCAATAGGGCCTTGTACTTTTTCTTCATTACTATTGTTATTGATACCTGCTTTTTCTTTTTTCTTTGTTAAATTTTGTTCTAATTTTATTAATCTTTCTTTTTTTTCTATAACTTCTTTTTCTTGTTTTCTGGTTAAAGTATCTTTTTTTAAAAGATTATCTATTTCTTGATTTATTTTAATCTTTTGACTCTGTAAATATCTTTCACTAATTTCTATTTTTTTTTTAAATTGTTGTTCTTGTTTAAATGTCAAAACTCTTAAAGTATTTGTTTTTTCATCTAAATGTGTATTGATGCCTTGTTGTCTTAAATTATCTCTTTGAGCTAAACGTTCTTCTTTTATTTTTTCTTTAACATCATTTTCTTTAGAAGTGAGTTCTTTTTGAAATTTAGCATTATTGATCATCTTATCTATGTTAGTGCCCATAATTTGAGCAATCTGTTTAATATCAAGACCAAATGCTTTTTCCAATTCTTCTGCTCTATCTAAACCAGAATCTCTAGCATCTTCATTGGTAGATGTTAATAATTGAATAACTCTTTTAACTTCTACATCAATTGGTAGAAATTGTTTCATTATAGATTTTGTAAGTGATTGTGTTTCTAATATTACAGAAGATTGTAATGATTTAAATAAATCAGTTATCTCTTTAGTGCCTAAAGAATTTTTTCCTTGTGATTCAGAAATTGCTTTAAATGATTTTACTAAATCTAATTTAGGTAATGATTGTTTTATTTGAAAAACATCTTTATCAGCTTTATCTTGTTTTTTTTCAATACTAGTAATTTGTCTGCTCATTTTACCACCTAATACAGACTTTGCCGCTTCTCTTGATAGTATTTCATCCGTATCGTCTATAAAATCAGCCATTTAATTATTTCGTTTCTTCGTTGTGTTGTGCTTGTAGTTTCTTATCTTCTATTTTCTCTTGTGTTCTACCATATGCTGATATACCTAATACAGCACCCATACATATATGAAAGAATCCAGCGCCTTGTAATGTTAATGGGTTCCATTGTGTAAACACCACTTGTTTTAAATATGTTGCTTGTGCTAAATTCCATAGTATAGGAAATATAACAAAATCAAAAGCACATACTGCTAGATATAACCAACCCATAGCTGGTCGCCATTTAGTATTAAAACTTGTTTCTTTATTCTGCGAACTCATTACTTCTCCCTTTGTTTTTTGTCGTTTTCTTCTTTAATATAATTAACTAGTAAAGATACGTAAATATCTCTCTCCCACGGTATCATATTTTCAATCTCAGATAATGAATATTTATGATGTTGAACTAACGCAAAATTAATTTCGAAATATGCCTCTAGCGTATTGTGGGCGAGGCTAATTCGAAAAAATCAGATATTCCTGATAATTTAACTTTGTTAACAACATTAGTTTTAGGGTTTTTAACCTCAACTTCATGTTGTAATTTAGGCATAGTATCAAAGAATTTTCTAATCTTAACAAACGAATCTTGTGGTAGATTTTCAATAAATTCTTTCAATTCATCTCTAGTAACGTCTTTTGAAGGATATATTTTATCTTCTTCATAGACATGATCTATACAATCAATTAAGATATTAAAAAAAGATTCTAATTCTGCGTTTTGTATATCTTTACCAATATCATAATTTTTTAATGTAGGATATCTTAAAACTAAACCTAGATTTCTTTTTTCATCTATTAATACTTTATTTGTATGGTTATCATCAACATGTACTTCTATTTTAGTTAAATCAACTTCAGTTTCAGCATAAGTTATACCGTCATCTTGGCATATAGTTCTAAACTTAACAATCTCAGACACAGATTTTGCTCTAATATTTAAAAAAATATATTCTATATCAAAAATTGGTAATTGATCTACTTTTAAAGCATTGAATGTACAGGCATTAACTATTTCTTTTAATGCTTGAACCATTTGCTTATTGTCTCCAGTTTCTAAAGCAATAAACAATATTTTTTCTTCTTTAACTAAAAATGGTCGGTATTTAACTTTTATATCTTGTGATGGTAGTATCAACTCATAAGTTGGTATTTCCACTTTTGGTAATGTCATAATTAACTCCTTATATTATTATATATTTATTACAAATTTAAAGGCGGGAAATTACCAAATGGAGGGAATACTCTTCCACCAGTAATACCACCAATAGGTATTTTTCGTTTTAATCCTTCTAACACATCAGAACCAGCTCTTCTCAATTCTGGTGGTAGTTTATTTAAAATGCCACCAAAAGCACCAAAACCACTTTTAACTGTTACATCTCTAAAGTTTGGTGAACCTAATTCTATATTACCCGATCTGTCTAAGAAATAATTAATCCAATATCTGAATGTAAAAGTAACAGTAAATGTTTGAACAGCATTGTTCTCATAACTATATTCAACTGGACCTATTATTTTAGGGAAACATTCAAATAGTTTTACAGCATAGGTCATATCATCTCTTTCATTTCTGCTTTGAAAACTACCTAATTGAAATATATTAACGTCTGATACGTAATTGTCATAAAAATTATAATTATGCGATTTGGTACTAAATGCGGCTGCTTGCCATAATTCAAAATATGATCTTTCTCTTAAAAACTTATCACAATAAAATGTTGCTTGTATATCTTCCGATTTATAATCGAAAGCAATTTTTCTAGCAGGACCGTGTGTTCTAATTTCTTTAGTCTCGATTGATCTATTAGGCATGGCTATAGCACTACAGAATGCTCTAACTCTACGACCATTTGTAGTTTGAACACTTGTAAGTTGAGATTGATCCAAAAATGTTTGTGAAGTTTCACCTGTTGTAGCAGACACACCTAATTGACCAACATCATCAATGCCTTGTAAATTGCCTAATAATCCTTGATTGTTACCTTTTGGTAATTGAAATTCAACATAGAATCTAGCCTTACGAGCAAAACCTTCTGCTTCATTAACATAAGATTGAAAGCGACCAATAGTAGTTTCTGAATTGCCGCCCGCCTTTTGTCTAAAACGTGGATCACTTTCAACATTTTCTAAAGAATTGTCTCTAGGCAGACCTATTCTAATATCCATTCCTGCTACTCTTATACCGCCTCTTAATATTGCCATTAGATCATACTCCTTGATGATGAATACACTCCACTATCAGAACGTTTTTGAAATTGTTGAACTGGTAAATAAACTGCTATAGCTGCTTGTGTTGCATCAATTTTTAAAAATCTTGATCTTACATGCTTGTACAGATATTTTTTAATAGTTGGTTTAACTAAAGGTATATTTTTTACTCTCTTCCAACTAACATCAAATCTTGTTGTAGAATCCATTTTATTATTTGTTGCCCATCTTTGCATTTGTTCTAATAACCTAAATCTTAACATTGGTGACAAATAATGAAAGTTTAATCCACTAAAACCACCTTCTATTGCCTCTAAAGGCAACACTAATGGAAAAGTATCATAAAAAGGTAATGTCTTTTTATATTTTGGATCATAAAAAAACATATTTAATAACCCAACATTAGGACGACCTGTCAACTTGCCTTGTGTCATCAATTTGTTAGCAGTTACTTGATCTGCTATTGAAGAAACAGCATTTTTATACCAAGAAGCTGATTTTTGAGTATCTCCTTGCTTATTTGCTAGAGTGTCTAATATACTTGCCATTTACTATATTTATGTCTAATTATAGACGCCTATATCTTTTTCAGTGAAGATTTTAAACTCTAAATCATTACCCTCGCAATAGGTTTTAGCTGCTGTCCATTTGGCCTGATTTTTAAGATACTCTAATTGTTCACGTATAAAGTACCTGCTTTTTTTCTTAGGTGCTTTTGGTGGAAAACATTGTTTATATGGTTTAATCTCCACCATATATTTTTTGCCTTCTTTTAACTTAAAAATGAAATCAGGATAATATCTATGAATACGATAATCAATAGGCGATCTGTACATAATAGGCAATTCTTCACTTGCCCAAAATTCAATCTTATCATTTTTATCTAGGTAAACCATCATACGTCTTTCCAATAATGAACGATATACTATTCTATTTGGATCGCCAATGTATTTCTTAGGATGGATAGGTTTATATATTCCTTTATAACTTGCTTTCATATCACATATAAATATTACTATTAATCACAAAGGTATTTATCGAGTATGGGTGTAGCGGATATAATCAAAAAGAATTTAGGTAATCTTACAGGAGGCGGTGCGTTAAGTATTGCTTCTGGTATAGCAGGCAGTCTTATGGGTGGGGCTACCAATTCGATACAAACCAATGCCGCTGCTGCTAAAATATTAGGAAAATCGCCATTAGAATTAAACGACACAAGTCCAACATCTCATATGAAACAGAATCCATATGAATATGGTACTGTTTATTACCCTCTTGATGTAGCAAATCTTGGCACAGGTCATTATATATTATTTGATATTATTATAAATGATAAAACCGTTTATCAAAATTCTACATATCAAAACGGTAAAATTAATCCAAATTTTGTTAATGGTAAAACAGGCAGATTGACTGCTGAAGAACCTGGTGCTGGTAACTTTGGTTGGGGAGCAGTTGCAGGTCAATCAGGTTTTCAAAAACAACGTGTTAAAAATATTAAAAGTAATGGCATAACAGAAAATAGAATTACCAATCTATCATCAGGTTTACAAAACCAAAGTTTTGGTATTGGTCAATATACACATAATCACGTAAGTGATACAATAGTTTTATATACACCACCAGGATTAAAAACTACTTATAATGTAACACATGAAGGAGCAGAAACAGGTTCCGTTTTAGGGCAAGCAGCAGGTCTTTTAGGATTAGATTTAGGTGCTGGTGTGGGTGGTTTAAAAGCTTTAGGTATTGAGGCAGCTGCTATAGCAACATCATTAACACCAGGTGGCGGAGATTTAAAAGCAATATTACAAAAAACAGGACCATTCAAAGGCACGGCACTTAATAATAATTTAGAAATGGCATTCAGAGGTGTACCTATGAGAGAATTTAATTACTCTTTTGAATTTACACCTAGAAATAAAAAAGAATTAGAAAGTGCTCAGAAAATAATTAATTTATTTAAATTTCATATGCACCCTGAACTAAACTGGATGAATCAATTTGTTACACCATCAGAATTTCAAATAACTTATATGTATCTTGAAAATAGAAACTCATATATTCCTAAAATCAGTCGTTGTGTATTAAAATCTATGGAGTTGCAACATGGAGACGAAGGCGTGTTCAGTACATTTGCTGGTGATGAATTAGGCGCTTCACCAATTTATACTAAAATGACATTAGGTTTTGCTGAAACTGAAATTATGACTAAACAAACTATTGCTGAAGGATTTTAATGTACTTTTCATATTTTCCAAAAGGTTATTACGATTTAAAAGGTGATAATAATTATAAACTAGTTACAGATTTAATGAAACGTGTTAAGGTGCGATCAAAAATAATTAACGAAACAAGTTTATATGATCTATATGATGTACCAGAAGGAGAGACTCCTGAAACAACATCATTTAAACATTTTGGCAGTACAATGTATCATTGGGTTATTTTAATGACAAATAATATTACAGATAGATATTATGGTTGGCCTTTATCTTCTCATGAATTTGAACTATATTTAAATGAAAAGTATGATAATCCAGATGCCATACACCATTATGAAATTGCTCAGTCAAGTGGAAAAACTTCGAGTGAAGGACCAAGTGATTATAATTATTTAATAGAAGTTAATAGTGATACACCAAATGCTGTATCAGTATCTAATAAACAATATGAAGAAAGAATACAAGACCAAAAAAGACAAATAAAATTATTGAATGTAGCATATCTTCCCATTTTATTGGAAGAATTTCAAAATTTGATGGTGGAATAAATTATGAGTACAATATATGACTCACTAGATACTACGGTATTAAAAAAAGCTGGTGATTATGTTTTAAGTGAAATATCTTTAATATCTTATGTAAGCGGAGATAGAAGTAGTGAACCATCCAAAGTATCAATACAATCACAAGTAGTTGATCTTAACATTTACGAAAGTATATTTAATAAAACTTTATCAGGCAACATTGTAGTAGTTGATACAGAAAACGTTATTGGCAATCTACCTTTAACAGGCAATGAAAGAATAGAATTTAAATTATATACACCATCATCTAGTAGAGGTTTTGATTTCACAATTAAATCAGGACATCCAATGTATGTTTACAAAATATCTAATAGAACAGAAATATCTCCAAGATCGCAATTATATACATTACATTTTTGCAGTAAAGAAATGATAACTAATGAACAGAAATCTGTTTCTTATGCTTCGTTAGACACATATGCAAATATGGTAGCAGACATGGTAAGAGATCCTGATTTATTGTCAACAACAAAAAATGTTTATTATGAACCATCTATTGGTTTACGTAAACATGTTTTCAATAATGTAAAACCATTTGATGCTATAGATCAATTAGCTTTAGTTACTCAAAGTTTAAAATTTGATAATGCTGGATATTACTTCTATGAAACCTCATCAGGTTTTAATTATAGATCATTAGAAAGTATGATGGCAGTAGAACAAAACACAGCAAGACCTGTTGTAGGTAGATTTTTACCAAAACCTTATAACATAAGACAAGGTGGTAATAAAGATATATTGAGCGAAATGCAAATCGTATCAGATTTTAGAGTTGTAAGTCAATTTGATACATTAAAGAATTTAAGAAATGGAGTTTACTCTAGTAAGTTAATTACACATGATCAATTAAATAAAACATATGAAGAAACCAACTTTGATTATCATATAGAATACGAAAAGAATTTTCACACTGAATATGGTAAAGGTGGTACTAAAACAGACAATCAAGGCATATTACCTCTTTACGTAATGGACGGCAAGGCATTATCAGACCATCCAGACGGTACTATCTACCTTTGGCCAAATACGACAAACACACATTATACGCCACAGAATAATCCAGTACAAGAAGCATCATATAAAGATATACTACAAAAGAGATTATCACAGAGATTGGCGTTTACGACATTAACAATTAATTTAACAGTGCCTGGTTATACAGGAATACAAGCAGGCGATCTAATTAACTTCGAGATGCCTTCATACGAACCAGCAAACAAATCCGACCCATTGGATAGAGATCCATACCTATCCGGACGATATCTAATAACCTCGATAAGACATAAACTTGACCGTAAGAAGAGCACACATTGGATGATTTTAGAGTGCATGAAAGACAGCGTTCATAAAGCATATCCAGAAGAAAATATAGATACGTTTATCAATAAAGAAAAAATGGAGGCAGGCGTAGTAGATTTATACGAATTAGATAAAAGGGTATTTAATTCTTAACTGAAAGAACCTCAGAGTCCGCCCGCTCCGAGACCGAAATTTTTTATAGCTATGTAGATATACCTATTTGGCTGGCCAGCTCACAGGTAACCGAGAGAATGGCACACTAAATATTAGAGACTAACTATGGAAGAAGTGAATATATAATACAAATGAATATAGATATCATAAGACTATGTAAGATTATATTCCCAATAGGTTATGTAAGATTATATTATAATGGTATCAGAGGAGACCAACGAGATGATTAAGAGTTTAACAGAACTAAGAGATAAAGTCATGCTAGCGCATGCCTGTACCATTGATAGTATAGAAAAGGCAAGCGTTTTAGTGTTTTTATTGGTGATTAGATGTCCTGCGTAGAATTGGAGAAATGGTTAAAAATGACGTATGCTGAAGTGTTATTATCAGGCGAGCTAACGAGAGAAATTTATGTATAACGAAAACTTTATGGGTCTATCCGGATTCGTCTGGTTCGTGGGCGTTGTAGAAGATAGGCAAGATCCACTGAAAGCAGGCAGAGTTCGAGTAAGAGCATTAGGTCATCACACAGATCATTTAGATTTATTACCAACGGCGGACTTACCGTGGGCAAGTGTTGTATTACCTGTAACTGCCAGCGGCGTATCTGGGATCGGCCAGTCGGCGACCGGACTACTCGAAGGAAGTTGGGTGTTAGGATATTTTAGAGATGGTCAGAGAAGGCAAGAACCAGTTATATTAGGTAGTTTACCAGGAAGACCTACACAGGGGGCAAATACCTCACAGGGTTCAAATAAAGGATTTTCTGATCCAAACGGGGTTTACCCCAAATATATAAATGAACCAGATGTAAATAGACTGGCGGTGAATGATCCTACGAAACCACATCCAAGTCTGGCCATCAGAGAACAGGCCAGAACGTTAGGCGTACCTACAGCGGACTTTAATCCTTATACAGCGGCCGATGGATCGGCAATAACACCATCGGACGGTACAACCTGGAATCAACCTGAATTGCCTTATGCGGCCGTTTATCCAAGCAATCAAGTATATGAGAGTGAATCTGGCCATATCATGGAGTTTGATGATACAAAGGACAACGAGCGTATTCACATTCGCCACAGATCCGGTACAGGCACAGAGATTCACCCCAATGGCGACCAGACCACCATTAACAACAATGATTATCACATTACCAAAGGCACATCCAATCACTATATCACAGGCGACTCTAATACCACTATAGATGGCCACCATAAGTTATTCATTAACAAATCAGGCGAGGCCAATAACCACTACGATATACACATAGGGCCAAATGCCTCTATTAACATAGTAGTAGAAACAGGTGATATAAACCTTGTAACTGGCCAAGGTAAAGTAAATGTCAATTCAGCAGGTGATTATAATTTAAAGGTTGGAGGTAATATGACAGTTACAGTAGCAGGCGAGTTTAATCAGAGAGTAGATGGTGGTTCTATATTAAACACATCAGGCACAGTGGTCATCACAGGCGAGACTATTGATCTTAACCCATAGAGCTGGCCAGCAGTAGCTGGAGCAAAAAGTTAATCTATAAAGTGATGTAATGGTGTATCAATACTAGCAGGCCATTCATATATTAGCCATAGGAACTGGTGAATTTATCTAACATCCTTAGCCCTTAAAAATTTCCTGGTATATTTTTTACTGTTCCAGGTTTGAGTCTAAATATTGTATATGGCAGATATCATTACATTAACTGATAAAGCAAAGAACTATCTTATTGGTATTATGGCCAAGTCTGGTAAAAGACATGTATTTCTACAGGCCAAAGGTGGTGGTTGTGCGGGATTTAAATATGATTGGTCTTATCCGAATGAGATTGATTTAGATAGTCAAGATACTTACATTCATATGGATGAAGGATATTCTTTAGTGATTGATCGTTATAGTGCTTTTAAATTAATAGGCATGAAAATTGATTATATTGAATCTATCTCTGGTTCTAGTTTAGAAATATCAAATCCAAATGCTACATCTACTTGTGGATGTGGTGAGTCTTTTTCTTAGGGATTGTTTGGCGACATAGGCACGTCAAAGATAAAAGCAATACGTTCTGCTGGCCCTATATTTTCAGCCATGTGGTTTTTCTTATTATCAAACCAAAAGAAAGTTCCTGGTTCTACTACAATCACCTCTTTTGTATTATCATCATCGCCATCGTCCCAAACTGTATAACGATATAGGCCTTTAATTGCTAAATGATAACGATCTTTTGTATGATAGTATTTACCTTGATCAATATGTTTACCTGTAATTTTACCTGCTGGTGTATTTAAAAAAGCACAACGACCTACTCTTAACGATTTTGATGCTAGCCATTGTTGAATGGCAATATGTCTTGTTGTTGCTTCTGTTGGTACACAAATTTCTGTATCACCTATAAATTCATCAGATTTAGAAACGCCACCCATGACTAATTGAAGCACATCTGCTGTTACAAGTTTACTATGAGGGTCTTGTCGATCAACACCTTTTAAACGGCTAGCATTACCCCAGTCTTGAGGATATTGTTCCAACTGTTCACGTATTTTAGATACGTCTATATTCTTTTCAATAATACGTATGTTCTTCATTTACGAAGTATATCTTTAATGATTAATACCCAAAAACATATTACGGTAATTATACTCATAAAGAAAAATGTAGTTATTATAAGAGATATCATTTACTAATGTAATGTAAAATTATTAAAGCCGGTATTAACAGTAATAAAGGAAATACAAATTGATAGATCATATTATCTCATTGAATAATAGGTAGCTACAATTAACACGATAACGGCTACTATAATATAAAAAGTTGCCATATTAATTGCACCATGATTGTTTAGCTTCGCCATAATATTCTCTAGCGTAACCATTTTTAATTAATAATGATCTTAGACTTTGTCCATCTAATATAATATCACCTAACACGCGACCACCAAACTTATCCCAATCAGCAATAGCTACTTCTATTTTCTTAGCATTAGCAATTGATTTCTTTGTAAATTCTGTAGCAGCTAGACCTTTAGTGTTTTCAGATTCACATTTAGCACGGAATCCTTTTTCTGGTGTATCAACACCATAGACACGAATAGATAATTCTTTTTTAAGAGGTTCTGGTAAGAAATTTGCTTCAAATGCTACTGTATCACCATCTAATACTCTGGTTAATTTATAATTGTATTTTTTCATTTCTACATCCTTCGCTAACGCCAAAGTAGGTAGAATTATTAATATTAATAATAATCTTTTCATATACTATAATATATAACATTTTGTTGATTATGTCAAGCGTTTTTTTATAAATAGTATTACCAATTAACCAAGGAGTTAAAATGGGCAGAAAAAAAGTAAAAACTCCTGAAGATATAATTGAATCTATAAAAGAAAAACAATCTGAAATTGACGATTTATTGTGGGACTTAGAGGACACTATAAGTGTTTCTTCTGATTCAAACGTTTCCGACTTTGACGAGGACGAGGAAATAGACGAAACAGACGAAGAATAACAACAATCTATATTTCAGGTGCCTAGGTAACTAGGCACCCTTTGACTCAACAAAGGGTTAAATGGACAACAAATACATAGGCCTAATTATAGTAGGCATTATATTCTCATTACTAGCATGGTTGTACCTTTCAATCTATTGTCAATCAAAGCGTTATACTAAAAAACTTAAAAGATTAAAGAAGCTGAAATTGTTATCTCAACGATTAACAAGGAGAAAACGTGTTCGGTATTAAGAGAACAAAAAGAAAGAAACCAAATTTAAAAACATTAAAGAAAAAAGCACCAAAGATACCAGACTTTACTTGTCCTGATGTAGATCACATCATCAGTTATGTTGAAGATAAAGACTTGTTAAATCGCACTCAATTAGCATACTTCAAAAGACGCATGGAAAAACTACGTACTTCTAATGAAAAATTAAGAGATAGTGGTATGTATTGGTATGAAGAAATTAAAAAGTTATTACATAAATAGATATATGTACACAGACAGAATAAATGAGCCTCGGTATAATGCAGGCAATTTTCAAGAGTATGATTGCGAATGTGAATGGATAGAATGTATTTGGAATATTACTTACAAACAAATTGAATTAGTTACGGCCTTTACTTATCCTTGGATCAAAAATTCTGTCTAAATCCAAATAAAAAATTTCTACCTAACTGATTATAACCATCAGGCCTTTCATATTTTTCATTTGTTATATTATTTAATTTACTATACAATACAATATTACCTAAAGTATAATCAGCAACCAAATCAAAAGTGCTTATTGAAGGCATATTTTTATTATTATATGTTATACTATCAATATCTAAATGAGAACCATAATAATTCCAGTTTGCTTTTAAAGATGTATTTTCAATCTTATTATAAGAAACTTCTAAATTATTAACCCATTTAGGACGTCTTGCCAATTCTTTACCTTTACTATCTTCCGCTATTATAAATGTAGTTGAATTTTTTAAATCTAAATTTAATACATTATGTTTTAATTTTGTTTCAATACCTTTTCTTGTGCTTGTACCATTATCATTTTCATATGTATTATTTTTATATATTAATAGATTATTGATTTTACTTTCAAACACCGCAATATCAATAATTTTATTGTTATAACCTACTTCATAAGTTATACTTTTTTCTGGTATTAAATTAGAGTTACCTAAGAAACCATAGTTATCTTTACCATACATTTCGTATAGTGTGGGCATTTTATATCCCGTTGATACACTTGTTCTAAAACCATTATAAAAAAGACCGACTCTTTCCGTTAATTGATTATCAAAGTTACTTGGCATATCATAGCGAGCCCCACCTGTTACAAATAATTCGTCAGATAAAAACTTACTAACATTAAAATAGTAACCATGATTTTCTCTTTTCTTATCTACGAAAGAAACATAATCATCTATGTTGGTATTGAATTTCGCATTTGTAAATGTATGTTCAGTACCTAAACTTATATCAGCAATTGTATGAAAAGTGTTTTTAGTTAATAGAGTTTTAGCATTACTATCGTAAGTGTCTTTAACGCCTGATTTATTATATTCTCTATTGTGGTCTGTATTATTTAAAGTAAATTCAAAATCATTATTTTTTTGTAAAGATAGTTGTTGATTTTTAAAATTCCATAAACCAGAATAGTTTGTATTATCAGCACCACTGTCATCCAAATTTGTCTTATTGGTTTTATCTATGAAATTTGTTTTTAAAAACCAATCATCTACTATACGAGAATCTGTTTGTAAAATGTAATTACGTGTTCTAAAAGAATCTGTTTCATTACCTTTTGGATAAACACTTATACCATCACTAGTTTCATTTTCAATTTGTAAATCTATTATATGATTATCAATTTTTTTGCCTAGCTTAATTGTTTGTGTTTTAGTATTTTTAGAACCATAAGATAGATCAATCCAATTTTTATCATTAGCCTGAGTTTTCATATTAACAACGCCGCCGATTGCGTCAGGTCCATAAACACTTCCCATAGGGCCTTTGATAACTTCTAGTGATTGAACTCCTAAAAAATTATGTTGGCTTAAATCATCATTACCTGTAGGTGTACTGGCATCTTTAATTGGTATTCCGTTTAAAGTAAACAATGTATGATTTGAATTTGTACCACGTGTAAAAGTACTACTGAACTGGCCTTTTGGCCCATACTGTACAATGTTTGTGCTAGTTATATTTTTTATATCATTTGGCTCTATAACGTCATAAGAATACGTTAATGGTAAATGTTCCTCTGCCGTTCTAAATGCTTGTATTGTAATTTGAGGAATATTTTCGTAAGAATATTGTGAATATGAAGTATTGGTTAAGAATATGAATAATAATAATTTAATGAATAAACGCATAAGCCAGACACCACAGTTCTAGGCCTAATTTGTATAATAAAAAAACAACAACGGGACCTAATAATAAACTTAAATAAAAATATTTTTCCTTCATATGTTTATTTATTCTATCATAAATTGTTCAAATTGTCAACTTATTTACATCAATAAATAGTGTTGACATTAAGTATATTTTAATGTATAAAAACTCATATGAAACCTAAAGCTCCTAAAGATACAGAACAAAAAGATAAGATTAAAGTAACTGAAAAGATAGATGTAAAAAGTCGTCTTGGTTATTTTTCTGAGTTTGTAACTGCTTATGAACTTGCCATTATAATAGATAGAAACAAAGGCAAACTTACAAGTAGAAGTAAAATTGAATTACTTAAACAAAGTATGAATCTTAGAAGAAACGAATTAATAAGATTAAAAGTTTCGGCTGATGAATTAAAAAGACAAGAAACAGGCGGTAAAGTTATAGCCAATCAAATATTCAAAGATTTAATTTTGAATGGTAAAGAAGGTAATGATTATCATACTTTAGAATTTGATATAGAATTAACTGGTGATAGTGCCAAAGGTGTAGAGAAAGCAGACGTTGTTGTTACTGTAAAACGTCCATCTAAAAAACAAATTGTAGATAGAATTGCTGCCTCATTAAAAACTTATAAAACACCAAATATTAATTTAGCAAACTCTACATTTACAAGTTTATTAAAAGTTCTTTCAGGTGATGATGAATATGAAAATAAAACATTACAAAAATTTGAACACATTATATTTACAGGTATGGTTGCTGAGTTTATGAAAATTAAAAAAATTAAAGATAAAAAATTTGCTGAAGATGCTGTAGGTTCAGGTGAGAAATTTTTAAAAGAATATGGTTCTGCTTTATTTGGTAAAATAAAAGAAGCGGGCAGAGCAGCATCGAAAGCTTCACATAAAGAAGTATCTAAACTAATTATAGGAGAATTTGATAAATTGTATAAAGATAATAAAAAGAAAATGAATCAAAATTTATTACATCTAATAGGTATGGATGGAGGTGATGATTTTTATGCCGCTATAGGTACTGCTGGCAAACAAAAAGTTTTATCATCAAGACAAAGTAAAGAAATGAAAGAATTTTTAGAATCGGTTAAAACAAATAAATTAAATGTTAATATGAAACCTAGTGATAGTGGTAATGCTATTGATGTTAGTATTCAGTTAGATAAAGAAGTAATTGCTAAATCTACAATAAGTTTTACAGATACCGGTATTGGTTCTGGTGGTATGACTAAAAGTAAAGGTGCCGGTAAAACAAACTTTTGGTTTAATGTTAAAGAGTTTATGTAAAATTTAAATTGTCAACCTCTTTACACCAATCATCAATTTCTTCTTTTAACATAACATTAGAAAATCCTTTGTACTTAACTAGGTAACATTTCCCCCAAGCACCAACGTAATTAATATCAATGATTTCTGGTTTATCCATTTATATAATATATAATAAGACCTATTGTAGTAACAACGGCAAATATTAAATTGGTAACAATTAAAGACATTTCTTTCCACATAATACTTACTATTAACCATACAATAGCACCTAGTCCTAATATGATTGGACCGGCAGGATAATAACCAAGTGAATTGACTAAACTACCAACAATTAATATACCGGTAGCAACCCATTTTAAAATTTGATCTGTTTTCATAATTATCTTTCGTAAATGGCAAACGTATCGGCATAAGTTCTATGAACGTAGTCTCTAGGCCTACGGTAATATCTATAACCATTAGGAAAATATTTACTAGAACCTCTATAACGTATTCTTAAAGGTTGAACCATTTTAGAATAAGAATAAAATATACCTAAAAATTGTATAGGTATTCCTTTAGCAACGGAACGTTCACAATCTGATGAACGATATTGATTGATAAGGCCTTCGGCCGACAATAATACATCTTTAAACTTTTGTGTATTCATAATTTTATCAGCGTATTTCATTAAATACAACCTATAATACAGTTAGCAGTACCATAAGCAACCATATATTTTGCTCCAATGTAAAATAAAGCGTAACTTCCTAGTACAATAGCAGCAACAAGTAACAATGATTTAACATCTTCTTTAGTAAACATTTATTTTATTTTTTTGTTGTTAATATACATATAATATACACTGTATTTTTGATTAAAACAAGCGAAAAAAGCACTTTTTTTAAAGAAATAAAGCAACAAAATCAGTAACTTAAATGAATGTTGTAAAAATACAACACAAAAAATCATTATAAATAGTAAATATATGATTGATTTTGACAAAATTGATGATTTATCATTTATGATTGATGATATTGATTCGAAAAAACTAAAAAAGGCAAAAAATTATGGCAAGAAAAGTAGCAGGAAACACAAACGCATCAAAAAAAACAAGTAAACCAAAAAGAACAAGCATTGGACGTGGATTTCACAGCAAATGTATGATGAATAAACACAAAAGAAGAAGTTTTAAGAAATATAGAGGTCAAGGTAGATAATGCCAGGCGTTGCTCGCAAGAATAAAGACATAGCGGGCGGTGTTGCTATTGAAGGAAGTCAAAATGTTTTAGTAAATGGTGATGGTGTAGTTAGAATTGGAGATAAAGTAGCAAGCCACGGCTTACCTCCACATCAACCAACGCCTCCTATGGTTCAAGGTTCACAAAATGTATTTGTAAATGGTATTGGTATAGTAAGAGCTGGTGATAAAGCAAATTGTAATCATAATATCACAGGTTCTTCAAATGTTTCAGTAAACTAATATAAATATTAACACTATGCCAAATTACGATGCCAGTTCTACGAATACTAGCAAGCGAGCTAATGTAAAATATAAAGATTTGGATTTAGATTTTGGTCGTAATACAGTAACAAGTGATGTAAATAAATTAACAGATGTTGAAGCTGTTAAAAGAAGTGTTAGAAATTTAATTAATACATCACACTTTGAAAGGCCTTTTCATCCAGAAATAGGTTCTAGTGTTAGAGCAATGTTGTTTGAATTGATGACACCACTTACAGCATTAAATCTTCAAAGAAAAGTACAAGAAGTTTTAGTTAATTATGAACCAAGAATTAAATTAGTACAAATAGCTGCTAGACCAAATTATGATAGTAATGCTTACGATTTAAGTATTTATTTTTATATTATAGGTTCTAATGAACTAGTAAATGTAGAAACGTTTTTAGAAAGACTAAGATAAGATGGCAAGTAATAAATTAGAAGTATCAGATTTTGATTTTGATAATATAAAATCAAATTTAAAAACATTTTTACAAAGTCAAACAGAATTTTCTGATTATAACTTTGAAGGTTCAGGATTTGCCGTTCTTTTAGATATACTAGCATACAATACACATTATCTAGGTTTCAATGCTAACATGTTAGCAAATGAAATGTATTTGGATAGTGCTGACATTAGAAAAAATATAGTATCTTTAGCAAAGATGTTAAATTATACTCCATCTTCTGTTAGAGCGCCTGTAGCAAACTTAAATATAACTGTAAATGACGCAACAGGTTCAACTTTAACATTAACAAAAGGAACTGCATTTGTAACTTCTGTTTTAGGAACAACGTATCAATACTTAACGAATCAAGATTATACTATTTCTCCTGTAAATGGTGTTTATAATTTTTCAAGTGTAAATGTTTATGAAGGAACTTTAGTTACTTATAGATATGTTGTTGATAAAAATGATCCTGATCAAAAATTTATAATTAATAGTTTAAACGCTGACACAACTACATTAAAAGTTTCCATACAAAATAGTTCTACTGATACAATTACAAATATTTATTCTTTAGCTGGTGGATACAATGGTGTGTCTAATACTTCTAACGTCTATTTTTTACAAGAAGGAGAAGATGGAAAATTTGAAGTTTATTTTGGTGATGGTGTTGTAGGAACTTCTTTATCAGACGGTAATATTATAATATTGGAATATATTGTTACAAATAAGGATCAATCCAATGGTGCTTCTTCATTTACATTATCTACAACGATCGGTGGGTTTTCAGACGTGTCTATAAAAACAAATTCAGCATCACAAGGAGGAACAGAAGCTGAATCTAAAGAGTCAATTCGTTTTAATGCTCCTTTAAATTATTCTGCTCAAAATAGAGCTGTAACAACAACAGACTATGAAACGATTGTTAAGTCGATTTATCCAAATGCTTTATCCGTAAGTGCTTGGGGCGGCGAAAATGATGAGACAGCAATATATGGTGTTGTTAAAATTGCTATAAAAGCAAA